GCTCTGTCTGATATACCAGTCGCTATAACACCCACTCCGTTTTTGCGTAGCGCTCCGTACCCCTCTGTGATGGCGCTCATTTTGTTTGAATGTAGTCTTTCTTACACCCACCGACCACCCCACCCCCCTTTGACCCCCGTCAAGTTTATCTCCCACCCAAATCGCTGTATAGGGGGTGTGGGGGCAACATTTTTTTGTGAGGGGGTGCTATACAGCGACTGGAGCCTCGGAAAAAATTGAAGCCCCAAACGGCCAGTTGGTGGGAGGTGTGGGCGCATACAAGAGACTTGATAAGACAAGTCAAACAATAATCAAACTTCCAAGCAACTTTCCTTTCCTTTCCTTTCAAACGATACTTCCTTTCCTTTCCTTTCAAATGTCTATTCCTTCTTCCTTCGGCAAACCCCTTACTACGGCAGAGCGCAAGAAGCAACGTGCGGTGTTGGCAGACCGTGCGAGGGGTCTCTACAACACAAAAGACACGCAAGACGAAGTCAAACAGATACTGGGTCAGATGGAGCCTACCGATGTGGCCTTCACTCTCATCCGTCGCATTGGCGGGTTCAGCGTCTTCAACAAGTCAGAGTTCATACCGCAAGTCTCCCAATGGGCGAAGATGGGTGCCAAACTGCTGGACGGCAACGTCTTTGAGAAGGTCATTGAGGGCAAGACATTCTACCTCTTCGTCATCCAGCCAAAGACGGAGACGGAGTTGGAGTCTATGGGCCTCTGCCCTCTCGCCCTCGCCTATGGCATTATGGTGAGCGGATACACCTACGTGACACCGAGCAAGGCCGTGGTGGAAATCGTCAAACGGGCACTGGCATAATCATTAAACAATCAAAGATAGAAACCAAAAAAACCAAATCAAAAAGTGGGGTTGTACCCTATTTTTGATTTTGAATGTTGTCTTTTGTTTTTAGTGTTTGATTTACTCGGCACCGTAGCCGTGCTTACGACGGCAGACCGCACACTCCCACTTGGGCTTGGCTTGTGAGTGCTGGTAGGCCTTGTGACCCTCCAAGCACGGCTTACAATAGAAGTGTCCGCAGTTGGTAATCTCCAATTCTCCCGCAGTAATCATATCCTTACAGATAGGACATTCCCACTGCTTGTGGAGTGCCGTAGCCATCTCGGTCATCTCGGCCTTGATGTGTGCCGGGATAGACGGCTCCTCTGCTACCCGCACGTAGGCCGAGTGCGATGCGTGTGCCGCAGTGAGTCCGAGTCCGACCGACTCGTAGTATTTCGCCCACGCAAATGCCTTTTGGCGCTTTGCGTACGTGAGTTTGTTCGTAAGTGCTTCAACGGAAGTCATTGGAAAGGAAGTATCGTTTGAAAGGAAAGGAAAGATGCTTGGAGTGTGGATGCTTGTCTTATAGGCGCCCACACCTCCCACCAACTGGCCGATTGGGGCGTCAATTTTTCCCACGGAGCCAGTCGCTGTATTACATCAACCGGCTGGAAAGTGACTTGCCACCGCTATGCGCCCCACCGCCAGTGCCAACACCGCCAGTGCCAACACCACCCTTCATACCCTTCATCGCCGCACTGGCAATGGAGCCCATATGCGGTGCCACGGCACCAACAGCGCCCCTCAGAGCGCCCTTGGCCTTGGAGAGGAGATTGGCGAACGAGAAGCCACCCGCACCGACCGAGCGGACGAGCGACTCACGAGTCATCTCGGGAGCAACGGGAGCCGAGATAATGTCTTGCTCCGAGAGCACACCCTTGATGATACGGGACGAGCCACGAATGGACTCAAAGAAACCGCTGTTTGCCGTGATGACATACAACTGAGGGACTTGTGCGATGGGCGACGTGTTCTTCACGACAAGATTGAACTGGAGCGTGAAGTTTCCTACGAGTGACGGCGCTTGGCCGGACTGGAGTGTAATGTCAATGCCGGGGCGGAGGACGAGAATAGAGCCGACCGTGCTGACGGTGGAGCCTTGCTGGGACTGGAAGGCACCCGCACCGTACGTACCGGCTGCCGAGTGACCCGAACCCGACCACGTGGGCCAGTCCATCTCCAGACCGTTATGGACCGACATATCGTAAAGCATCTCAGTGGTGTGCGACGAGAGCAGACCCGAGAAGTTGTCAAAGTTAATGCGGATAGGATTGCGAGTGCCGTCCAGTGCTGAAGCGACTGGGAAATAGTAATCACCATCCGTATCCGAGTAGGCGGATGGCTTGGCATAGATGATGAGTAGGTCGGGGATACACGGGAGCGTAATGGTCTGCGAGACGATTTCACCCGTTGCGCCGGGGGCGATGGAGCCGTTCTGGTACTGCGTAATGTAACGGGGGAACTCCATATACGGGACGACCGACTTTGGTGGCAGTGGCACATCCAGCGACGGCGTGAGAAACTGGACATTGACGACCGACTGCTGGAAGACTTGGCCTCCCGCCACCAACTGATTGTAGCCGATGGCCGAGAGCGTACGACCGGCACGGTTCGTCTGGCGCACAATACGAGCCGGAGAAGGCACAAGGTTCATAATTAATTGTATGTTATTGATACCAAAAAGGCCCGTGTCCCACTCGTGCGTGTCCGCAAAGACGAAGGGCGAGACGCAGACGGGCTCCGTGGTGCGCCAACGGAAGTAGATGGGGTAGGAGACACCTACCGACAGTGCCGAAGCCGTAGGGATGCCATCTACAGCGTCGTACAGCGCACCCGCAAAGGCCGGGCTGGAGTTGAGGAGAGGCACACCCGCCGAGTCCGTGAATTGGAGTTGAGGGAAGGCTCCGTTCTGAATCTGCTCGGGGCTCGTGGAGCCATCGTAACCCGCAAGAGGGTTGTTAAGTGTGCCGAAGGCATCGTTGTACGACTGGTACTTATCCAGCATCGTGGGAGCCGTGCGGACGAGACGATTCTTCTTGTAGTCGGCAAGGCGGAGCACTTCACGAAGTACGTCTTGCGTGTTGATGACCGAAGTGGTGTCGTTGATGGTCGTAGAGAGGGTGGAGCACAACTGGTTGAGCGGGAGGGCGCAGAGCGCAAAGTCACGACCGGGGACAACGAGCGAGTCACCGAGTGCCGGGACGGCCGAGAGCGTCAGCGTGGAACTCATAAACACCGTGGAACTCCACTGGAGTTTCCTATCCACAAAGACGTTCTCGGAAGGCACGTAGATGTTATAAGTGTGCTGGGACGGGGAGGCTGCGATGGCGTTGAACGGAGCATTCGTGAGCGAGAGAGCACCCTTATCCACGGCATAGCGGGGGCGCTCTTGGACGATACGGGCGTCAAAGACGGCGAGTTTCTCAATGTCGGCACTCATCCTTTTATAGTATGTGGGCCGAAAATGTTTTTAGGGACTAATTAAATCAAGCCTTCGGGGAGAGGTTCTTGTTGCGGAATAGAGCCTTGATGGACACGGAAGAGAGATTGAACATATTAATTGGAAAAAGCTCCCCCGTCAAACGGTACTTCCAATAGACTTGAATGTCAATGTTACGAATCTCTTGTTTGCTCGGGGCAAAGTCCGTCAGACGGTATTGTGCCGTCGGGATGTAGTAGATAAAGGAACGGTAGTCGTGCGCACCATTATCCATCGGAAGGGTAAGGTCAGTGATGATAGGCTGGAAGGCCGACTGACTGGTCGGGGCGGAGTTGCCAATGCTGGAGTCGCCGAGTTGCTCTCCAAAGACGATGGGCTGACCGGTGGCTTCACTCTTGATAGGAAGAAGGGTGCTCGTGAAGACGATAGAACTAATCGGAGACCATAGGGTGTCAATGGACTTGTACTCTTGCGTGTTAATCCAGTAGCGGACATTGTCGGGTGCCGGGACGTAGTCGGCGGCAGCGGTTTCGTGATTCAAGACATTGGTGTAGTTCTTGTTGGGGAAGAGGATTTCATTCACATAGCCGGGCTGGACGGGGTAGGTGAGACCATCTTGCCACCCGTCAATCGGGAGAAGCGTGTTGTAGTAGGTGTTGAGGTAGTTGGTGAAGAGCCCGAACATATTGGTGTTGAAGAAGAGGCGGAACTGGGGAGAAGTCAGTGCGGGTGGGACGGGGACATAGGCACCATTGCCCGTTGCCGGGATATACTCACCAAAGCCACGAGTGTCGCCGTAAATAGTCATAAGGAAGGACTTCTCATCATAGGCAATCGTCGGGGGATTACAAATCGCCGAAAAAGACGCAAGTGTTGGGTAGGGATTTGGGGTGGCTACGCCGAGTGCCGCCCAAGCAACGCCGAAGGCCGTGAATAGAGAATTAAAGGCCGTAGAGAGCGCCGTGTTACATAATCCCAGCCAATGCTCGTAGGAATAGACCCAGTAGTATCGGCTACTCAAGTCTTGTCCGCCCGCCGTTGTAGGTTTGCGGGGCAGTGGAGCCAATCGCTCATTCTTCGTCTCGGACTCGTAGATGACGAATGTCTGGGGAGGAGCAAGTGTAATCGTTCTATTACCCAAGTTGGTGGCAAATGTCTGCTGGAAGGCAAGTGCCACACCGTAGGTCGTAAGGTTCGTGGTATCTCCGACGAACGGAAAGGGGTCTAACTGGACTTGCGGAATGAAGAGCGGTAGGTCCAGATTCGCACCATTCATAGCAAAGCGGATGATGGAGAAGTTGTACTGCGACGCATCTTTGATAAGAGAAGTGTCACGGGTCTCGTTGAAGCGTATCTGCGGGTCTGGCACTGCGAGGCCGGTGTCGGAGAACCCCGCATTAATAATGTCAGCGTTGTAGTATATGTAATCTGGCAAATCCACGGTGCCTCCGACATATTCCACATTTGTCCTTCGCTGATACGACATTTCTATATTAGTCCGAGAGATTTATTTTTGGACGGTGTCATAGGTTGCGCCGACTACAAACTGGTCGGGGGTGAGTCCGCTCTTCTTGATGACGTTCGCATACTGCTCCAACGATAAGTCTTTGAAGTAGAGGCGCATAGCGCAGTGTCGCCCACACGTTGCTATACTACCACGACTGCTCTGAAACGGGTGGTTGTTGTAGTAGATGGGGAGTCCGGAGTTACGCATTAGGCGGGTGAGATACGGTCGGTCAATGTTGAGTTCTTCCAATCGGGTTTCAGACATTCCACCCT